TCGGTAACGGTCAAGTTGATAAATTAAGCGTAAATTTGTGTAGTCGAAACATTAAAGCAACGTTGAAATATGATACAGAATAACAACATGAACGTTTTGCCGTGGTACACGTCAATAAATGAACAGAACCACAGAAAAAGTTACGCATACGGCGCAATTTACCCGTTATTTGCCCCGGCTGATAGATTGTTACCGTTTCAGATAATGAGAAACACACGGTCAAACAATGTTACGTCAGTGGTATTGTATGAAAAGACCGGAAAGCAAGTTGCAAACATAACAACGTATATGGAAGAAACCGGATTGCAGATTGTCCGGTTTCAAACGTTGGGTTATGATGTTATATTGTACCCGTCAATATTACCCATGCCATTAAATCAGTTGGACGGAATATATTATATGATGCTATCGGATGGCGTGCAAACGTGGTATTCTGAAATGTTCACGGTCGTACAAGATGTTTCCGGTTACTTAAAAATACAATGGTGGGATATTGAAAATTTGGTATTTGACGCCGGGCAAATAGTATATAAAAACCCGGATTTCAAAAATACATTGTATCTTTGTACAGAGTTAGGAAAACCGGATTATGAATTTGAAGAGGATGGCGAAGAACGGGACGGGTATTTTTTCCCGGAAAAACAAATATCAGTAAAAACGTTTAAATGTACAATATTGGCACCGGAGTTCCTTTGCGACGTTATGCGTTTTATCCGTATGGCTGATTATATTCATATAACAGATAAATACGGCAGGAAATACGATTGCGATATGTTCCTAATTACCCCCAAATGGCAAACGCAGGGGGATTTGGCAAACGTCGAAATTGAGTTTAAAACGGCGACCGTTGCCAAAAAGATAGGGCGGGGATATATTACGCCCGGTACAAAGGGGGATTTTAATAATGATTTCAATAACGATTTTAATATTTGATAATTATGGGAGGTTACACGAAATTAAAAGCCGCAATTGCCGCCGCTATCAAAGCAAACGGAAATAACGAGATTACCGGGGCAATAATGCGAGTCGTGTTGAATACGATTGTTTCAACCGTGGGAGCCAATAGAACCTTTGTTGGCATAGCAAATGAAAATACCAATCCCGGCACGCCGGACGGTAACGTTTTTTATATCGCTTATAAGGCGGGGAATTATGTAAATTTCCAATCCGGGGCGAGTAATTTGACCGTAAAACCCGGCGAATTGGCAATATTATACAACGGGACGGACTATTGGGGTAAATTTGTTATCGGCATGAGTTCGGACGGCGTTATTGCGCTTGCGAACACAATAAACCAAATCAACGCAACCGGATGTTATGCGTACACGGATACGGATATTGTAAAGGGGTCAAATACGGGGTCCCAAAAGGTGCGTACATTTTTGGTTGCGGGTCAACCATACCGATTTACATTAACGCCCGTTGGAGACGGCGCCCCGGTAGATATACAGGGTATTAAAGCCGACGGAACATTTGACGTTATTGGCTCCATGATATCAACGCCCGCCGGGACAACGAAAACCATAACGCCAACCCAAAATTATTACGGGTTTACGATTTATTACGGGAACAAAACAACCGCCACGTCTGTAAATGTATTGTTTGAAACTCCGACAACCGGGGAAATGGGTTTGCCGGACGTTGTTTACGTGGATGCGGTCAACGGAGACGACACGAACCCCGGCACAACGGAAGGGGCCGCATTAGCGACGTTTGCCGCCGCATTTTCCAAAACAGGCGTTGATACAACAATTATATTGATAGGGGACACGACCGAACGTTTGAATATCAAAACCAAGTCAAACCAACGTTCCGTCCGTCTTATCGGTAAACGTGGATTAGTTAACCGTATCATTTGCGGAACAAAAATTGATAGCGGAACATTAGTTGCGGGTACAACGAACGTTTACCAAACCCCGTTGTCGTCCTTTTCAACCGTCGCCCGTTTCCAATTGTTCCAACATGAGGTATTCGACGAAAGTACGTTGATACCGGACAACGAACGCCACCCGTTACAACGTGGGAAAACGTACCGTTGTGATAGCACAAAGATAACCCGAGTTGGGTCGTTGGATGCCGTGAAAACGTCCGAGGGTTACACGTTCTTTTATGATACAGGCGCACAAATGTTGTACGTCAAAATCAAAGAGGGTACAACGTTAGCCGCCAACCCGGTTTACATTCCGGGCGGTTCCGGTATTTTCGGCAATGACGGTTCCGTTGCTTTTGAAATGGTTAATATTGAATGTTGGTACGGTTCAATTTTGTTAGATTATTGCCACGGCGGACGGGCGATTGATTGCGCAGCAAAATACGCATTGGGCGACGGTGCGTGGTCGTGGGATGCGGCAATTGGTGTGGAATTGATACGATGCGAAGCGGCACGGGCGTTGAGCAGTTCGACAACCGGGAGCGGGTTCAACGCAAACAGCACAACGACTGACCCGGCATTGGCGAAACATACCGTTGCAACGATGATTGATTGTTGGGGCCACGACAATAACGACAGCGGATATAGCGACCACGAACGTTGCGAAACAACCATTATTGGCGGATTGTTTGAATACAACGTAAGAGGCGGAATAACGACCGCTTATGGTGGCCACGATACGATATATAACGCCTATTGCCGTAAACAGACTGATAACGGTATCGCATTAGTTAGAAGCGCAAAGGCGGAGGAAGGCGGCAGAGGTTCGCAAATATTCGCGATTGGTTGCATTTGCGAGAACAACAAAGTTAATTATTACGTTTCCGGCGATAAGTCCGGGACGGATGAAAATTTTGGTAAGTTCGTAAATTGTGTATCTTTGAACGCACGTTATGGGTATTTTTGCGGAACGAATTCCCGTATTGAATTGAACAATTGCACGGATAGCGGAAGTTCAACCGCAAAAAGTGACAACGTGATAGTCAATAACGCCGCATTGGTAGAATAATTAACCGGGGGCGGGTGCGCCCGTCCCCCTTTTCCCTTACTTAAATAATGCAAGAACGTAACATTATTAACGGAACAACCACGGCGGTTGTCGCACCGTTATTGGACTTTTACAATAGTCTTATTCCCTTTTTGTTTTTAGCAATTGTTTTAATATTCGTCGATAGTCGTTTTGGCATTGCCGCCGCAAAGAAACGAGGGGAACCAATCAGAACGTCCCGGAAATGGAGGCGGGCAATAAACAAATTGGTCGATTATATTTGTTGGGTAACTTTGGCGGGGTTGTTTGGGCAAACATTCGGCACGATTTTAGGAATGCCGGTATTGTCCGTGTTGTTGTTGTTAGTTGTGTATGGTATCGAAATTTCAAGTTGCTTTAATAATTACTTTGAGGCAAAAGGAATTAATAAGAAAGTAAATATATTCAAATTGTTTAGCCGTCCGGAATTTGAAAAGTGCATTGAAGATATTCCGGACAAAAAGAAAGGAGAAAAAGAAAGGAGAAAACGAAAATGAGTAAAATTGTAATTCTTGACAACGGACACGGAAAAGAAACAGCCGGAAAGCGTTCCCCCATTTGGGGGGACGGTTCCCAATTGTTTGAATGGGAGTTTAACCGTGACATTGTGCGACGTATCGCCGCCAAATTGGACGATTTGGCGATTGGGTACGAGATATTGACCCCGGAAACAAACGACGTGTCATTGGTGGAACGTTGCCGCCGAGCAAATGAGATTTACCGCAATTACAACGAAAAGGCGTTTTTGGTATCCGTCCACGCCAACGCCGGGGGCGGTACGGGTTGGGAGGTTTACACGTCGCCCGGAGAAACGAAAGCGGATGCAATCGCCACGGTATTTGCCGAGGAAGCGCAACGGGTATTCGTCCCGGACGGTTGGCGTATGCGTTTCGATTATGCCGACGGCGACCCGGATAAGGAAGCGGCGTTTTATATCCTCAAACACACGAGTTGCCCGGCAATCCTTACGGAAAACTTTTTCATGGATACCGAAAAAGATTGCCGTTTCATAATGAGCGACGACGGGCGGGAGCAAATCGCAGATATGCACGTTGCCGCAATCAAAAGGGTTGTTAAACTTTAATTCATAACGAACGAATGAAAAAGTATTTGATTTTGGCGGCAATCATTTTGGCGGTTGCCGCTGCCTTTTGGGTGCAGCACGTCAAAATAAAGAGGTTGACCGAGGAACGGGACAGATACCGGAGCAATACCGAAATACTATTGCAGGACGTCCGCACGTATCAAACAAAGGATAGTTTGAACGCCGCAAAGGTTGGGAATTTGGAGTTGTCATTGGCGGAATACAAAAAGTACCGGGCGGACGATTTGGCGTTGATAAAGACGTTGCAGACAAAGAACCGGGATTTGGAACGGGTTACAACAACCCAAATGGAAACAATTAACGAATTGCGGGCAACCATCCGGGATAGTGTTGTATATTTGCCCGGCGATACGGTTACGACCGTTGTACGTTGTATTGAGTATTCCGACAAATGGGTTGACTTTGACGGATGTATTATAAATAATACGTTTTCGGGCAAAATTATAACACGGGATAGCCTTTTAATAACGGAAACTGTGCAATATAAGCGTTGGTTAGGTTTTTTATGGAAAACAAAGAAAATCAAAAATCGGCAAATTGATGTAGTTAGCAAGAACCCGGCAACAAAAATATTGGGCGTTGAGTTCGTAACCATAGAAAAGTAACTTTTATTGTTCATAATACCGGGAAACGGGGATTGTAACCAAGCGTTGCAACCCCGTTTTTGTTTTTGCCCGTTTTTAGCCCCGTATTTCGATTATTTTGTTTGAATGGATAAAGTACCCACCCCGGCAAATAAAGTGGCTTAAAATGAAAATTCGCCAAAAATAACTTTACAGGGAGCCAAAAGAAACTTTTTTTATCCGCAAACCGAAAATAAAAGAAAATTCTTTTGGTAGTTAAAATAAAATGCCTTATCTTTGTGCCATGTTAATAAAACGACCGGGCGGGTTCCCGGAACCAAATAAATTTCAAATATGGAAACAAAGAAAAGAACACAGGCGACGGACATTGCCGAGATTGCAACCAAGTTAGACGGCAAAGTTAAATTTTCGTCAATCATTTACAGCCAACAAATGTTGTCGGAAAAATACCGGGAAACAGGGGTAAACGATATGTATTTTATCGGCAAAAAATTTGGGTTGTGGTTTTATACAAGCCGGGCGGCATTAGATAGCCTTTGTTACCTGCAAAACCCTAAATTCCCGACGTGGGTATTGTGCGAAAATTCATTGAGTTTGTACGAAATAAGATAATACGGATATGGACGCAAACAAGTTAATCGGAAAAACATTTGCTTACAAAGGTATTGGCAATATGGTTTATATCGTAGTTGTTCAAGCATTGGAACCGAAAGGCGAAAGATACGACGCCGATAGTTATATAGGCAAACAGACCCTTATATTTCCCAACGGGGAAAGTATGACGCAGGATTGGGCGTGTGTCCGGGGCGCATTTGAGCGTAAGAAACGCCGGGGCGAATTGAAAGTATTAAGATAATAACCCGCCGGGGGTTCGTCCCCCGGCACAATAACAAAGATTATGGCAAAGTATATTTTGAGCAAGAAAGCGAAAGGCAAAAAGTATCAGTACACCGTTACCGACGAAAAAGGCAACGTTATTTCAACAAGAACGTCCGCCCGTGATTATGTGGCGTGTACCGCCAACGGCGAATTTTATTTTGGGCGGTTGGACTTAATCGGCAAAGGCGACCACGGCAAAGGGTTGAGCCGCACGACGGAAATATTGGTAAACCCCGAACGGGCGTATAAAAAGCAAGTCGCATACTTTGTGCCGTCTTATCGGAAAGAATGGATTGCCAAGAACCCCGCCGACGAATGGATTGCCAGCATTGTTAATTGGGCGACCGAACGCCAAAAGGAATTAAACGCAATCGCATATTTACAGCCGGGGGAATAACCCCGGCTTTGCCTGTTATGGAAAGAAAACATATATATTCGGTGTCCTTTGGTAAGGATAGTTTGGCAATGTTGTTAATGGCAATAGACAAAGGATTGCCAATTGATGAAGTTGTATTTTTCAATATTGGAGTTGAATTTGACGCAATATATACCGTCCGGGATATGGTATTGCCGATATTAGCACAACAGGGGATTAAATACACTGAATTAGATATTGACCGACCGTTTTATTGGTATATGTTTGAAAAACCCGTTTGCAAAAAGGGTACAAATATAGTTCATAAATACGGTTATAGTTGGTGCGGGGGTAATTGTCGTTGGGGAACAACTCTAAAATTAAGAGCCTTAAAAAACTATATTGGTAATAATTGGGATTATGTGGGTATTGCGTCCGACGAAACCGACCGTATCGAAAAAGAACGCCGAGAAAACAAAATATTGCCATTGGTTGAAATGGGTATTACAGAGGCACAAGCGTTGCAATATTGTTACGATAGGGGTATTTATTGGGAACAAAACGGCATCCGCTTATATGAAATATTAGACCGGGTTAGTTGCCGGATATGCAGAAATAAGAACCTAAAAGAATTGCGGAATATAAAACAGTATTTACCCGATGTTTGGACGGAATTATTGGATTTGCAAACCCGTATTCCCGTTCCGTTCAAACCCGGACGAAAAAACAAAAAAACCGGGGAATTGATACCGGGAAAATCAATACATTATTTTAATGAGATATGGGAGCGATAAAAAGGAAATGCGATAATTGCGGCAAAGAGTACAACGCCGATACCCGCAATTTGCGCCGGGGTTGGGGGCGTTGTTGTAGTAAGAGTTGCGCCGCCCAATTGAGGGAAAAGATGAACCCCCGGACGTAACAGATACGCCGGGGGGTCGGTACGCAGTAACCGAGAGCGATTTTTGGTAATGCGGTATTGCAAAGGTAGGTTAAAAATCGGATATTTCACGCACCCGGCAAAAATGATTTCGCAAAACAAAGATATATTTTTGGAAAATAGATAAATGAAATACTATTTCATTTGCAAAACCAAAAATAATATTTATATTTGCAGAATAAAATTAGTAGTATGGAAATTTGGAAAGAAATAAAAGACTATGAGGGGTTATATGAAGTAAGCAATTACGGGCGTATAAAGTCATTAGATAGCAATATAATTTTGACGCCTTGTAAACCCGCAACGTCCGGTTTATGTGTTACTTTATCAAAAAACAGAGTAAATACGAAGTTTCAAGTTAGCCGATTAGTTGCGGCGGCTTTCATCCCGAACCCGGAAAACAAACCATACGTTGACCATATCGACGGGGTTAAGTATCATAATTTTGCAGACAATTTACGTTGGTGTACGCAAAAGGAAAATATGAACTATAAACCCGCAAGGCGAAATAAAATTAAATATAATTGCCAAATAGTCGGATATGGAGCGGACGGGGAAGAATGTGTTCGTTTTGACAATTATATAGATGCGGAAAAGCGGGGTATGTACAGACATTTGATAAAAAAGAGTGTCGATACCGGGAAACCATATAAGGGAATTTTGTATAAAGAAGAAAAATAAAACCTACCGGGGGGAATACCCGGCAAAGATATGAGAGTAAAAGAAAGCAAAGAATTAAACGAGTTGGCGACCCTTTCCGGGAAACCCGCCAAACAGGTATCCGACATTATCGTTTCGGAATTACTCAATAAAAAAATAATTGAGGAAACGCCGGACAATTGGGGTTGCCCGATTTCCGATTGTTACGAACGGGATATTACCGTTGTTGAGATTGCCGGGGTTATACGTGCAATTGGTATCAACGTTGTAAAATCGGTACATTTGGACGCCCTGTTGGAATGTGTATTGATTGGCGACGATGATTGCCCGGAGTGTGGCGGGGAAATGGAGGTTACAGACGGCGAGTATAGACGTACCGGAGGCGACGGATATTTGACCCCGCCGGAATATAGCCCGATTTGGGAGGAAAAAACGTGCCGCAATTGCGGATACAAAGAGAGCAACGAACCAAGTTATTAACAAAAAAATTTAAGTTATGGCATTGAGATTAAGAGTAAACGAAGCAATCGCCCGTTCCGAGGCGAACGGGAAAAAGGTTTTGAAAAAAGACATTGCCGCCCGTCTTTTTGAGGGTGCAAGCGAGAGCGCACAACAGGTAAATATGACGAATTTATGTAACGGCACGACCAAACGGATTGTCCCGGAATGGGTCGTTATTCTTTGCGAAATGTTGGATTGTACGGCGGATTACCTGTTTGGCATGGAGGGCGGAAACAATGAAAAGTAAGTTTATCGAATGGTTGGAAGCCGCCGCCGAAACCATGTTTTCCGGGTTGTTTCAAGTGAAAGCCCTAATTGTTACGTTTGGCGCATTGGGGTTATGTTGTTTGATTGGCGCATTTTGGAACCCGTGGCAATTGTTATTTGCGGCAATGTGCGCCGCAATGGTATTATGTGGAATTTCAGAATATAAAAAGTACAAGTAATGAGAGCAAAGAGCGATAAACCGGGCGACCCGGTAAAAGAGGTTGCGGGAACCGTCGGCAATGTTGCGTCGGATATGTTCCCGGAGATTAACGAGGAACAACAAACAATTATTCCCCCGTTCGTTGATGTTCAACCGGAACAACCAACCGGAGTGTTTGAGATAATACCGGGCATGACGGTTGAGGAAATGACGGCAATGTTTTTCGACGAAAAAACATTGATTGAACCCCCGTATAAGGTTTGGCAGTTAAACAGCAAGGGACACCGATATTATTACCGATATGACGACGCCGGGAACCCGGAGTTTTTCCCGTCGGTTACAACTATATTGTCCCAAACATTACCCAAGGCCCCGCACCTTATAAATTGGATTGCGAACAAAGGCATTGAGGAAGCCGAGCGATACAAAGGCGAACGGGCGGCGTATGGAACGTTTATGCACGCCGCATTTGAGGAATTATTGATTAACCGGGCGTATGATTTGGACGGGCTAAAAGGCAAACTAAAAGAATACATTGAGGTTTACCGATTGCCGGATGACTTTATTTATTACGCCGACGATTTGAAAAAGGACGTATTGGCGTTTGCGCAATTCGTATTGGATTATGATGTACGACCGTTAGCCGTTGAAATTGCGTTGGTACACCCGTATTACAAGTACGCCGGAATGATTGATTGCCCGTGTACCATGCGGGCAAAGATTGGAAGCAACGACCGGATTAACGCAATTGTCGATTTCAAAAGCGGGCGAAAAGGTTTTTACGAGGAAAGCGAAATACAATTAGGAATGTACCGGGATATGTGGAACGTCAATTTTGAGCAATTCCCCGTTACCCGTATTTTCAATTTCAGCCCGAAAGATTGGCGCAAAAAACCGTCGTACAATCTGAAAGAGCAAACCGAAAGCCCCAATATACGGAAAATCCCCTATCTGTTGGAGATTGCCGCCATTGAGGACGAAAAGCGGGACAACACGTTTACGGCGGTTAATGGTATGGTTGTATTGGACGACGCCCCGGATTTATCCCAAAATGTAATATCGTTGTCTTTGGCGGAATTGATTAAAACTAAAGCCCCCAAAGAGGCGACCCCGGACGAAACCACGGACGCCGCCGATACCGTCAAAGCGGATGCGGTTGCCCCGGAACAAACGCCGGAACCGGAGATTAAGAAAACAAAGATTGTGAAACGCACCGGGGAAACGGCAAAGGAGGCGAAAAAGAAGCCCGACACGGGACGAAAGACGGCAAAACGGACTGTTGCACCGGAAAAGGAACAAAAGCCCGCAAATGCGCCAAAAAAGCCCAAAAACGAGAATAAGAAAAGATTGTTGAACGACGACCCCGAAATATGAAAACGATAAAAAGATTTGATTGCTATTTGATAAACAAAAACGGCGTTGTTTTCTCTAAAATAACGGGGAAAGAATTAAAGCCGTTTTTGCGTAAGGGTTATTTGTGTGTTTGTCTTTATAATTTTGGCGTAAAATGTACTATATATGTTCATAGATTAGTTGCCGAAACGTATATTGATAATCCACTAAATAAACCATGTATCGACCATATCGACGGGAACCCGTTTAATAACCATGTGGATAACCTGCGTTGGGTTACACATTCGGAAAATAACAATAATCCGATTACAAAACAACGGCAATCTAAAAGCGCAAGTAAGCCAATGGCGGGTAAATTTGGAGCCAATAACCACTTATCAAAAGCGGTTTTAATGCTTAAAAATGGCGTTGTTATTAAAGAATACCAATCTATAAATTTAGCAGAAAGGGACGGTTTTAATAATTCGCTAATAGTTAGATGTTGCAAAGGATTACGCAAAAAACATAAAGGTTATGAATGGAAATATAAAAGGTAGGATTATCAGACCGGAGGCGGAAAAATCCCGTTTGATTTTGCCCCGTGTCGGACAAATAAAAATCGGAATGAAAAACGCCAACGGATACCCGCAAAGCGTGGATTATTTCATACCAACGGGAAAGTATGCCGGGTTATTTACACAGGCATACGGCGAAAAGCCCCAAACAATACAAATCGTATTCCCGGACGACGACCCGGCGAAAGTATGCAACGAGCGGTACGAGTACCGGGACAACGACGGACGATTGATTGCGGCGGGCGACGGCGAAACGTTCCAAGTTTGGGACGGCAAAAAGTACGAAACATTGACAACGGAGGAATACCCGAATTTGATGTTGGCTATTACCAAGCGTTACCCCAATCGGAAAAGCAAACAGGACGGACACGACGGTTGGGAAATTACGTTGACATTGAATTTTATTGTACCGTTGGTACGTGGCGTTGCCGGGGTATGGCAGTTTTCAACAAAGGGTACGGCGTCCACAATCCCGCAAATCCGGGAAACATTCGACGGTATGTTGGCGGAACGGGGATTTTGTAAGGGAATTATATTTGATTTGAACGTACAATTTGCCACGACGCAAAAACCGGGCGACCGTTCCCGTTTTCCCGTCGTGTCGTTGGTTCCCAATGAGAGTGCCGACAATGTTTTGAAAGTACGCAAGGCGTGGGAACCTGTTAAACAATTGGAGGGCGGCGACAATGGCACGGAAATTTGACATTGAATTGAACGGTATTATTACGCTGACTTATACAGACAATAATACAGGACGACGATAACAAACCAAGTTAAAAGCCGTTGAGCGTAAAAGTAACAGTTGCGAAAATTGTTTTTTGCAACAATATTCATGTTATCGTTTTTCTTGCAATGGTGCAAACCGGGCGGATAAAACGGATATTAAATTTTTGCAACATGACAATTAGAGATAGTAATTATATAACCATTTTAGCCCCAATGATTACCCGGTTAAAGTTGAAAGGTAACGAATTGTTGGTTTTCGCTTTGATACATGGGTTTAGTCAAGACGGGGAAAGCCGTTTTAAGGGGTCGTTGCGATACCTTATTGAGTGGACGGGATTAGATAAAACAACCGTTATAAAGTTGCTCAAATCGTTGGTTGAAAAACAGTATATTAACAAATTTGAGTACGAAAAAAATAAGGTTCGTTATTGTGAGTACACGACGAATTATTGGGCGGCTTTAGAGTGGTTGGAAAATCCCACCACCCCCCCGGTTGGAAAATCCAACCACCCCGGTTGCGAAACACCACCACCCCCCCGGTTGGAAAATCCAACCACCCCGGTTGGAAAATCCAACCCTATATTAAATACTGATATAGATAACTCTTTTGGTATTGATAAGGATAAACCCGCCAACGAGGTTGCCGGGGATTTATTCCCGGACGAACAATTGGAGGTTCAGAATGATAAAAAAAGAACGTCCATATTTCGCAATTCCGATGTTTACAAATTGGTTAAGTTCGGGGCTGACGGCGTAAATGATTATTCCGAGTTTGAAAAACTGTTTGCGACGCCGGAATTTGAAAAGGTCGATTTGATTTATTATTTCCACACGGTCGCCGATTGGTCGGAAACCAAACAGGGAGTTAAGCGAACCCGCACGGGTTGGATTGCGACGGTACGCAATTTTATCCGGGGCGATATTGAGAAAAAGAAATTGCATTTGAAACCGGAATACCAAGCCCCGCAAAAACGGTTGAACGTGGCGGGCGCAATGGAATTTCTTAATGACGATTATTGATTATGGGAAATTTGCCGGAAAAAGTAAATACGCAATCCGTGGCGTTGGCGATATACAACCCAACGCCCGGTACAAAAGCAATCGACATACGCCGACAAATGTTGCAATTACCGGAGGTTGCCAAATCGTTATCCGGGGTCGAAAAGTACATTTTCGCCGCCTCAACGAAAATGCAAATTGCCGATATTGACGACGGCACGTTGATTGCGAAAACCGGGCAAATGTTCCGGTTTATTGCAATGGACGTCGGGTATATAATCCCGACCAATCCGGAAGATTGGGCGTACATTTGTACCCGGTTGTTGGATATACTCAAAAAATACTATTCGCAAATGACATTGGCGGATATTAAGTTGGCATTTGAGTTGGCGACAACCGGGGAATTGGACGACTATTTGCCGAAAGACAGTCAAGGCAATCCGGACAAAAAGCATTACCAACAGTTTAACGCCGATTATTTCGCAAAGATATTGAACGCATACCGCCGGAAACAAAACGGGGTTATACATAAAGCGTATAAGGCATTGCCGGAGCCGAAAAAGGAATTGACACCGGAGGAAAAACGGTATTATCACAACCAAACCGTCGCCCGATGTAGGGAGGTATTTTTGCAATACAAATATACCGGGCGGTTTGTGTTGGGGATTACTGACGGAATGTTAATTTATGATTGGTTGCGAAAGTTGGGTTTTGCCAATGAGGTTGCCGGAACCGAAGACGACCGCAAACAAGCATTTGCCCGATATATGCAACGTGTCGCCCGTGGGTTCGTCAACAAGTACGAGGCGTACCACGTCCAACGTAAGGGAACCGACGCCCCGGAGTTGGATTTTATGGCGTATGAGATAGCGAGGGACAAAGAGATTGCCCGGACGTTTGACCGAATGATTGCCGACGAATTACAGATTGATAACTATTTAGATTTTTGGAAATGAACAAAATAACGATTGATTGTATTATTGGGATTGACCCCGGAAAAACCGGGGGGATTGCCGTTTGGCGTCCGAACCATAAAACCGAGGTAATAAAAATGCCGGGCGACCTTATGGAGTTGCGGCAATGGTTTAATTATATAAAGACTATTTGCCGCCCGTTGGTATTCGTCGAAAAGGTGCAATTGCGCCCGGATGATATAACCGACAATCCCGGTAAGGCGTTCCGGGTTCAAAAACTGTTATCCGAGTTCGAGAAACTGAAAACGATAATTGCCATGTGCGACGTACCGTTTGTTTTGGTACACCCCCAAAAATGGCAAAATGAATTGAAATTGCGGGTTAAGGGGGAGGAAAAGCCGGAGCGCAAAAAGCGATACCAACGAGCCGCCGCCGATTATTACCCCGATGTTAAGGCGACGTTGTGGAATGCCGACGCCCTTATGATAATGCACTTTGGACGGTACATTTTGCACAACAACCCCCGTTGGGTTTTGGAGAATTTGCCCGCCCCGATGCACGACCGTTTGTTTTAAGCCCCGTATTTCGATTATTTTGTTTGAATGGGTAAAAGTATGGCAGACGAAAACAAAAGCCCGCAAATCGAAAATCCGGCAAAAATAACGTTGGAAGAATTGGCGTACATGGTTAAACAGATGCGCCACAACCAACGGAGGTGCGAATGGAACCCAACGCCGGAAAAGATTGCAACCCGGACGGCATGGGAACAAAAAGTTGACGGCGTTATTGCCGTCTTAACAGATACGCAAATGAAATTATTTTGATTTTATCCCGGTACGACTTGCGCCGTATCGGGATTTTTTTGCCCTAACACGAAAACAAAAGGAAAAATTTTGGCGATTAAAATATTTCCCGTATTTTTGTGGCATGAAATAACAACGACCGGGCGTTTTCCCGGTAATGCTAAAAAAATAAAAGCAATGAGAGCGAAAACAACAATCAGCGATTCCCGGTTTGAGTTTGCCGGGTACGGACATTACAAAGTAACTTACACGTCGCCCGTTACGGGTAAAAGTTGAACGGCAAAAACAAATGATATGCCGTTAATTGATGCGACAAAGAACGCCGACGACCCCAAACGTTGCGATTTGGAAACCCTTAAACGAGTTTGCAAAAATGGATAAGGACGAATTGGGAGCCGTTCGCCATGCAATGACGGCAAAAGAGTTGGACGACCTGTATAAGCGTTTGGAAAACTTTATTGCCGATTGCACCCGGTCGGAGGTTGACGCCAACCGGGATGCGCTTAACAAGGTGCAAAGCATGATACACCAAAGAATGAGATTAACAAACAAATAAGTAGTAACCGCCGGGGGAAACCCCGGCATAAAAGAGCGAAAAAATGATTATCAAAAAGTTAGAATTGTCGAATTTCCAAGTAATTAAGGAGTTCAACGCAGATTTTGAGGGTAATGTATATTTCATTACCGGGGACAATGAGTTGGGAAAATCCACGCTATTAAAGGCAATCGGGGCGTTGTTGACCGGGAACCGGGACGCCGTGTTGCGTAATGGCGAGGACAAAGGGTTTGCCAAAATGGTTGTCGGCGACGACGGCGAGGAATACGCCGTTGAATTGCGGTTTACCAAAGCCAACCCCCGTGGTACGTTGTCAATCAAACAGAAAACAACCGGGATGCGGTCGGATAACGTAAGTATGTTGCAAAAGGTATTCGGATATACGGATTTTGACGCCGTGGAGTTTTCCCGGTGGTCTGAAACCGCCGAGGGTCGCCGAAAGCAAGTGCAATACGTCCGGGCATTGTTGCCGGAGAATGTGCAAAAACGTATTGCCGAGATTGACGCCGAGGTTATGACCGTTAAGGAGAAAAGAAAGGACGCCAACGCCGAGGTCAAGACGTACACGACCATTTGCGCCGCCGCCGAAAAGCAGTTGAAACCGGGCGACGTCAAAACGTATGCCGAGAAAATCGACATTGCCGATTTAATGGAGGAACAAAACGAGAACGCCCGATTGATTGAGAAAGCGAAAACCGTGCGTACCGCATTGCAAACCCGGACGGAACAATTGGAGGCAATCCCCGGTCGTATCAAAGCCGCCGAGGAAACCAAGAATACAGAGATTGACGCCGCAATAAAGTATGAGGCGGAAGCCCAAGCCGAATACGACCGGATTGTTGCCGAGGCAAAAAAGGCATTGGAAGCGGCAAAGAAAAAGAGCAAAGCCGATGCGAAAGCCGCCGCCGACAAATACGACGAAACATTGGCGCAAATCCAAACGGATAAAGCCGATTACGAAACCCGCAAGAACAACGCCGCCGCATGGTTGGCAAAGTACGAGGAAAACAACCCGGAGAATTTGGATACATCCGAACGCCTCAAACAAGCCGAGGAACACAACAAAATCAATGCGTTGGTTGTGGACTATCTGACGAAGAAAAAGCAAAAGGACGCCGCCGAAAAGGTCGCCCAAACCCACGAAAAAAAGTTGTCGGATTTGCTCAAAGAGCGGGAAACCCTTATTGCGAAATCGGAATTGCCGATTGCCGGGTTGACGTTCACGGACGACGGGTTGGAGTTAAACGGTGTGCCGTTTGTCGCCGGGAAAGTGTCGGATAGTCAGATAATGGAGGTTGCCGCAAAATTGATTATCGCAAGCAATCCGGCCGTTAAGGTATTCCGCATTGCGAGGGGCGAAAGTTTGGGCGCAAAACGTCTGCAATCCCTTATCGAATTAGCCCGGAAAGAAGGGTATCAAGGATTTATAGAGGAAGTCAGGCGAGGACAGGACGATTTAATTATTGAGGAATACAGCGAAAGCGAGTAATTAACCGGGGCGTCGGTTCCCCGGCGTCCCTTAAACAAAACGATATGGAAGTTAAAGAAATGACAATTGCGGACGTGTTGAAAATGCCGTTGTTTTTTGAGAACGTGAAACGCCAATTAACGAGCCTTTGGAACGACCGGGAGAAAGCCCGTAAGGATGCGACCCGGAATAATAGGAGGTTGCGGGCGCACGTTATCGACCGTATGCACAATACCGGGCAGTGGGAACCGGGAAATTTCGTTATTCTTTTCGCAAAAGTGTTGGATAAGGTCGCAACCGGGTATTCGTCGAGCGAACGGGCGTTTATCCGTGCGGTTGGAATGACAGCGTTTAATATCACAATGCAAAAGTTAATCGACGATGAGAAAGCGAGAAATAACAGCAACGGGGACGATAAATAATAACGGCGGGTTGGCAATGTACATGGGCGAATTAAACGAATTTTTCAAGGGTTGGAAAGGTTCCCGGATAATTGCCCGGTTCATTGTTGCGTCGCCCGGTTCGTCCGAGGCTTTGAAAGGCTATTATTTCAACTATGTTGTACCCACGTTCCGACACGCCATTTGGGAGGCGGGCGAACGTCTTACGGAGGAACAAACGGAACGGAGGTTGCGGGAGTTTTCCCCAATTATGTACGTCGAGCGGGTCAACGAGGAAACCGGGAAATATTCCCATGAATTGCGCACCGTGGCGGAATTGTCGAACGCCGAGTTAATCGAGCATATCGAAACACTCAAACAGATTGCCGCCGAGGAATACAACACGTATATTGACGACCCCCGAACGTTGTAAGGTATGTTTTGCAAGTGTAACGGAAAGCGTAAGAATTACCCGTTGGCGGGTTGGCGGATTATTCGCCACGAATACACGCCAAAGCATTACAGCCGGATAAAGTGTTTGCGTTGCGGGTGCGTTTGGATTACACGGGCAAAATATGTTGAGCAAACGCCCAACAACGACGGGCAAAAACGATTATTTTAACGAACAAAAAAGTAACGAGAGTATGAAATTTGAATTAAAAGACATTTGTTTTTTCGATTGCGAAACAACAGGAGTACCCGCAAATGGTTTGAAATGGGATGCGGATTTTAACCAATTCCCGCACGTCGTACAATTGGCGTGGGCGTTCGGCGACAAAGAACGCAGTTTTATAATTAAGCCGGACAATTACGAGATACCGCCGGAAACAACCGCAATACACGGAATAACGACCGAACGGGCAATTGCCGAGGGTGTACCGTTTGCCGAGGTTATCGACGAATTTTTGACGGATGCCGCCGCCGCACCGCTTGTATGTGCGCACAACATTTATTTCGATACGTCGATGTTGAAAGCGAACATTTTGCGTTATTGCGGCAAAGAGTATTACGACGCCAAAGCCGAGGACGCATTGCATAAGGGAAAGCGCATTGATACAATGATGAAAACTATTAAATTTGTCGGCGCATTGTATCAGAATGGCAAACCGGGAAAATTCCCCAAATTGGAGGAATTATTTGCAAAGTTGTTCCCCGGCGAAACATTCCCGGCGCATGACGCATTAGAGGACATAAGGGCGTTGCGCCGTTGCGTCCCGGAATTGGTTAATTTGGGGATTATTGAGTTAGCGCAAAAGGAATACCCGGCGGAACAACTCAAAGCCCAATTTGAGCCGGAAAAGCCCAAAGGCGGGCGCAATATTGAGTTCCACGACCCCAACCCGGTAACGGAACCAATCGGAACCGGGGAACCCGTCCCGGAACCAACCCCGGAACCGGAACGCCCGGCGGTTCCGTCGAATAGTAAGACACGGGAATTGTTGAACGAAAACGATTTTTAAATGAATTATAATTGGAGTTTAAAAGAAACCATATTTACTAAAAACAAAGGAACTGTTTTTAGCTGTTTTTCATGTGGCGGCGGTTCTACAATGGGATATAAGTTAGCCGGATTTGATGTTATTGGTTGCAATGAAATTGATAAGAATTTAATGGATTGTTATATTATCAATCATAATCCGAAATATCCATATTGCGAATCTATTCAAGAATTTAAGAAAAGAAATGACTTACCGATTGAATTGTATAATTTAGATATATTGGATGGTTCGCCCCCTTGTAGTAGCTTTACAACAAATGGCAAACGTGAAAAAAATTGGGGAAAATCTAAAAAATTTAGAGAGGGACAAAAAGAACAAATATTAGATAGGTTGTTTTTTGATTTTATTGATTTAGCAGAAAAATTACAACCTAAAATTGTTGTTGCTGAAAATGTAAAGGGATTGTTGCAAGGTGCAGCAATAAATTATGTTCGTGAAATATATGAATGTTTTGATAAAGCGGGGTATTATTGCCAACATTTTTTATTAAATGCAATAAAAATGGGAGTACCACAAGAAAGGGAACGAGTATTTTTTATTTGTTTGAGAAAAGATTTATCAGATAAATTTTTATATCAAAAAAATATGTTTGCTATGCTTCCATATATTGAAATGAATTTCAATGAAAAACCAATATTATTTTCTCAAATAAAAACAAATGAAATTCAATACCCACTTAATGAAACATTTCTAACATATTTAAGTTATGCAAAACCAACTGACCCCGATATGCGTAAGGCAATAAAACGAATGAAAGGTAAAGACAGTTTGTTTTTATATCGTTTTATCCATGATGATAAACCGTTATGGACGCTAACAAGCGGAAAGAGATTGATTGTGTTTAACGAGAAAAGATATTTGAACGATTTGGAGATTATACGTGGTGGTTCGTTCCCTACGGATTATAATTTTAATGGCAATTCTATTGATTATATTGTTGGTATGAGCGTTCCCCCAATAATGATGGCTAAAATTGCATTACAAATATATGAACAATGGTTATCTAAATTATAAAACCGATGCCGGGCGGGTTCCCGGCAACAAATAAATTATCAAAAAATGAGCGAGAAAAAAGAAACCGCAAACGTAATGTCGATACCGTCGGAAAAGTCGTTTGCATTGTCGAAAGCCAAGATGTTAAAAGACGGCGGGTTGGATGTTCATTATGAAGTTACCGAAACAATCGGCAACGAAAGTTATACGAACAAATACCACGTCGAGAGCGCAAAGGACATACACCCCGATTTGCGGGAATGTTTCGACCGCTTGCGCCCAATCATGGGACGTATTTTCAATATCACGTCCTTTTTGTCAATGGTCGAAACCGACGATTTTAAGGCGAACAAGAACCAAAAGGAGGTCGCCCGCAATTTCGCCGACGAAATGTTGAAAAACATTGAGGTTCGGGGCGTGTCCTATTCCGGTCAAGACGATAACGTTGGGGTCGTCCTTACGGGATTGTTCACGGTATCCAACAACCAAAATACGGCGATAAAGTCGCCCCGTCTGAAATTCAATACCGAAACGTTCGGTTTTGAGGAGGAATTGGAAGCAATCGTTGCGGACATTGAAAACGAGGTTTACGCATTTTTGTTCAAAGGCAAAAAGGCGCAATTGGAATTGTTCGGGGCTGACGGCGAACCCGCATCGGGTTTGGTCGCAGAGCCGGAAAAGGAGGAAGGATTGTTCCCGGAGGTCGGCGACCCGGCTAACGAGGACGACCCGGAGGACGAAACGGCGGATATGTAAGCAATGGAGCCGATATTGCTAACAGACCGGGAAGAATACCAATTTGTAACCGATAGGGGGTTTTGCCCCCTATTGGATTACAAGCGGTTTACAATGGATATTCGGTTGCGTGTCGAAATCCAACGGGAATTGTTCGGGAATTGCGTTTTAGGACGTGGCGACATTCCCGTTGCCAACCAACGGTTTTTCCGGTGGGTTTGGGAGCATAAGCCGCACAGATGCGAGGAATGTTTAAAGCCGTTACGGAATTATTCCGCCGTTTATTGTTCGCATATATTGACCCGTGGAGCGTTTCCCGAAATGGCGCATGATGCAAGAAATATAAATATACTATGTTTTGAACATCATTCATGTTGGGAGAATGGGGATAAAACGAAAATGCGTATATATTCCGGCAATATGAGAATGATTGAATTAATGAAAAATGAGTATGCAAATTTGGAAAGATATTGAGGGTTACAAAGGACATTATCAAATTTCTAATTATGGCAATGTTCGTTCCTTAAAAAAGGATGCGTTTCTAATGAAAGGCGGATATTTGAAAGGATATAAAATAATTAGTTTATGGAAAAATGGAACCGGGAAAATGTTCCGTGTTCATAGATTAGTTGCGGCGGCTTTCATTCCGAACCCGGAAAACAAACCATGTATCGACCATATCGACGGCGACCGAGCCAATAACCATGCAGATAATTTGCGTTGGGTTACGGTTAAAGAAAATCAGAATAACCCAATAACAAAATCTAAATGGATTGGAAAAAAAGCGAAACCGCACCACGAAAAAGCGGTTGAGCAAATAAAAAACGGTATTTTTGTAAATGTATTTGTTAGCATACAAGAAGCCGCCCGAAAAGGCAATTTTTCGGCAACGGCAATTTGTAAGGTATGTAAAGGGAAAGGAAATTTGCATAAGGGTTATAAATGGAGATATAAAAAATGAGAATCAAAAAGAGGCAACCCGATTACGGGGCAATTTCCCGCCGTTCAATCAAAAATGATTTCAGACGGGTACAAACATACCCGGAAAGGGAGAAACGCCCGCAAATCGAAAATCCGCCCGAAATAAATGCAGAAAGACGGGTTTTGTTTGTTGGGGAAAATTCCGAGTATTACAAATTGCGTTCTTTTATAGTTGGAAAATTGGTTCGGTTAGTTCAAAAATCAAGCGTTGGCGGTTGGGTTTGTGAGTTCGTACACGACGACGACCGAAAAGCGATAAACCATGCCGCCGGATGGTCGGATAATAAGAAACAATATTTGTTGGATTGCGTAAAATTCAAGTGAAATGAAAATAAAATCAAAAACCGGATATAAAATTGCGTTATACACGTTCGTGACGTTAACGGTTGCGTCTTATATGTGGGCGTTGTATAGTATCATTGTTTGGATAATTAAAGCGTTTTTTGTATGAGTGTAAACAAGGTTATTTTGATGGGATATATCGGGAAAGCCCCGGATTTTAGGGAGTTCGACAACGGGGGTTGCGTGGCGACCTTTTCGTTGGCAACCACGAAACGAGGTTATACCACAAAGGACGGGCGGCAAATCCCGGAGCGTACCGAATGGCATAACGTCGTATTGCAAAACGGGTTGGCAAAGGTCGCCAATCAGTACGTCAAAAAGGGCGACAAACTGTATATTGAGGGCGAATTGAGAACCCGGAGTTATGACGATGCGCAAGGCGTCAAACGGTATGTTACCGAGATAGTCGCAACCGATATGGAAATGTTGACCCCGAAAGCGACCGGAGCCGGGGCGCAAGTACCGCCGCCGCCCGTGCCGGATGCACCCGCCCCCGACGGAAACGACGATTTACCATTTTAAGCCGTTGACGATATGGGAGCGATAAACGGACGGGTTATTTACAGCCCAAAAGGTAAAGCCGGGGAATACGCCGAGAACGCCGCCAATTTCTTTGTCGGTTGTTCCAACGGTTGTACTTACTGTTATTTGCGCAAAGGTCGTGGCGCAAAGGTATTGGGAGGCAGTCGCCCGGAGTTGAAAAAGACGTTGCGGGAATATCCATACGCTTTGGATATTTTCAAAAACGAATTGTTGGCGCATAAGGAGGAATTGCAGAAAACGGGGTTATTCTTTTCGTTCACGACCGACCCGTTGTTGCCGGAAACGGAACGGTTGACCCGTCAAGCGGTCGGCGTATGCCAACGCCACGGCGTCCCGGTTAAGATATTGAGCAAATGCGCCGAGGGGTTGAACCGCTTCATTGATTTTGCCGAGGCGTCCGAGGGTTGGGACGTGTCCCGTATCGCTTTGGGCGCAACGTTGACAGGTTGCGACGAATTGGAGCCGAACGCCGACCCAAATATGATGCGGGTTAATGTGTTGGCACGGGCAAAACGCCACGGGTTCCGCACCTTTGCAAGCGTGGAGCCAATCCCGCCGGGAATGTACGACCGGGCAATTGGGATAATCAAATTGTCGTATCCGTTCGTTGACCTGTATAAAATCGGGTTGCAGAGCGGCGGCAAATATCCGAAACGGGAAATACGATTGATTTACGACACGATTACGGAACATTGGGAGGGATGCCCGGAACAACCCTGTATCTATTGGAAAGATAGTATTGTTAATCCGTTGGGGATTGACCGGGGAGAATTGCCGGGGTATTGTGTCCCTGTTAATTGGGATTTGTTTAACAATGAAAAGTGAAATACGGGTTGAGGTTCCCGTCGATTGCCGATTGGTCGGAGTAAGGACGGATGGCGATGTTGTTGTTATCATTTACGAGCCAATCCAAAACGTCCGGCAAATTGGATTTATCCATTACCCGGAACCCGATGACGAAACCGAGGAACCCGAAAATAAAAAGTAAATATGCAGTACAGCAATAAGGATTACAACCCGGAAAATCACGACCGTTGGCGTGCGTTGACCGTAAAACAGCCATACGCAAATGATTTGGTAACGGAGGCGTACAAGGACGAAAACGGTATTGTTTACGGGAAAAAGACAATTGAAGTTCGGAGCAAAAACACGTCATACCGTGGCGACGTGCTGATATGTTCCGCAGTATCCCCGGTTTATCCGGGAATGGAAAGCGGCGTTACTTTGGGATTGGTTGAGTTGTACGACGTAAAGCCGATAAAAGAGTTTACGCCGGAGGATTGGGAAAACACCCGGATTCCAAAGGAAAAGAGGGCGAAAATAACAAAGGGGTACGGGTGGTTGATGCGCAACCCCCGCCGGGTTATTGAATTTCCGGTTAAGGGGCAATTGGGTATCTATAATCTCGTATATACAAAAGGTTGTATTGTTGAATATCCTAAAGTTATGGTAATGGATAAAAAGGGTTATGAATTAGCAAGAAAGGAGGCACACAATGAGTAAGGACAAACACACCGTCCAAACAGGCATACACGTTGGGCGGGTCGGCGTCTATGTTTACGCCCGTGAGTATTGGCAATATCATAGTTGGCAATTTGGGGTATCCATTGATGCAATAAACGGTTACGACCGTTATGTTGATATTGAGGCGAAAATATTGTTTGTCGGCATTGGCATACGGTTTATATGGATTAAAAGAAAGGTAAAACGATGAAAGCAAAGATTTTATTGTTATCTTTGGCAACGCTTTTGTTGGGGGCGTGTCAAAGCGAGAACGAACCAACGGAGGCATTTAATTTACTTCAAAAATCCGAGAACATGGAAGAAAGAAACGAGTTTGTAACGAATGCCACGGCGGCAATGATACAGATAAACGCCCCCCGGTATAATTGTGAGGTTGTCGAAATCGCATTAGCCGGGGGCGATAGGGTACGAATTTGCGTAAAAGGCGCAAAGGACGATTTGGACGCATTGTTTGACTATGTAAACGAAGCGGGCAAAGAATGAGAGTTAAGCAACCCGAACCATTCGACCCAAACAGAGAGTACAAACCCGGCGAACGTTGCGTTTACCGGGGTATGGTATTGATTGCCGAGATATGGACGGCAGCGGATGCACGATTAGCCAACAACAACCCCGCAATATTTACGCAACGTTGCGTTCGCTGCAAAATCCAAAGGGAAGATTGCCCCGGAATAGGTAGGCAATGCGATAAGTACAACAGAACCGACCGAAAAACGATATTTTGGCGGTTGGCATATCCGAAAACAGTAAGAACGAATAAAAAATTAGAGCATGACAGAAAGTAAGTTAAACCCGTTTGATGCGGAATTGTTGGTTATGATTGGCGTTATTGCCAAAAGCCAACCGGAGGTCGAGGAAAAACCCGACCGTTACGAAATCACGGTTGACACAACCGAGATACAAGGAAACGCAATTGAAGTACTAAAACAGGCAGTCGCCGGACGATTGGGGAAACGCTTATTAGTTACCCACACGTTAGACGCCGCCGTTGTTTTCAACGTCGAGTACGACCCGACGGAATACCCGGAACAAATCCGCGCCCGGTTAGTTGAGCCGGACGCCACGACGGGAACCCGATATTGCCGCACGTTGTTAGAAGTTGACGCAATACAGGTACGCCGGGACAATTTGGATGACCTGTTGAGATTTACCGGAGGCGGAGTCATGATGACACCGAGAACCCCAAACGGGCGGGCGGTTTATTCGTTCCTGGACGGCAACGGCATTTTCATTGACGCCCCGGAAACGTACTACATTGTCCGGGAACCGGACGGACGATTGACAATCCGCCCGGAAAGAGAGTTTAACCGGGAGTTTGAGCCGAAAGTCGTAAGCGTACCGAAAGAACCCGGCGATAAGGGATGCGGGAATTGCGCCAACTTTACAAACGAGGACGTCAACGGGAACGGTTATTGCGAGGCGTTCAAATGCGAACAATCGTGCGGCGTTATGCCGTGCCAAGAGTACAAACCTAAAAATCAATAAAGCGATGAACAAAAGAGAAAAATTTTTGAAAGAGATTGCCGAGGTTATCAACCGTAATTCTTTGGAGGCGCATTTTAACGATACCCCGGATTACATATTGGCGAAAGTCGCAGTTGAAGCAATGGAGAATTTCGCCGAAGCGTCCGCACGGAGGGACAATTGGCGCGGGTTCAAAGAAGCCGATAAGCCGGGCGAGGTTGTGCGGAATGAGGATTGCGACAATTGCCCGGTTCGGGGGATTTGCCCGGAGCATAAGAAGCCGGAGGCGTTCGACGTCCCAAAGGAGGTGCGAGCAATGGCGGAATTTTTCGGCAAGATGTTCCCCGGTTCCAAAGTAGAAATACACCGGGTCGAAATGCCGAAAAGGAACCCACGGGATAAACGCCGGGCAAAGAAC